TTCATCTACCCACATAATTACCTGTTTTAAGTGAGATAATAACCCGATCTATTTCTTTAGTAATGTGGTCTTTAATATCATTTACCACCACCCTAGCCAGCCCATATAACAAAGCTGCTAATAAAATCATTAATAAGTAAGTCATAGTATATATAGTTTAAGCAGTTAATAATCAAAAGAAGTAAGGCTATCTTCACAGACCACCTTACCAAGAATAACAAATCTCAATATAATCTTTGTGTTAGGTGCATCTATTAGATGGTAAATCCAAATACAGAATTTGGTGTGTAAATAAATTAATAGAATCTATGTAGTAGGATAATCTATAAGGAGAATCTTTGTATTAGAAGTATCTGCAGTCTTATTACTTTGATTAGTAGTAAAGTAGAACTAAATTACTCACTAACCAGACCAATAAAGCCATTCCCATATAACTCTTTATCGTATTACAAATATAACAATAATATTTTACACATCAAAACCAAATTGCAACAATTTTAACAATTTATTCAAACACTATCTTAGGTCTGATTATTATAGTTGTGAATATAGGTTTAGCAGTATATCTGTAAGGAAATCATTCTCTTCAACAGTTTTAAATCTTTTCCTACTTTAAGTTTAGTGGCATTATAATAAAGAGAGAAATTAGCTGTTAGTTCATTAGTGCCAGCTAGTAAACCTGCCATCATTATACATTTAGAACCTTTGTAAAACTTAATACAACCACCTTCATTATAAAGTCGGATGATATATTTAATTCCTATGCTGTTTAAAATTTCCTCAGCTTTAATACCTGCTTCTACTGCATCTTCCTTTAGCTTTAATATTCTAGCTTCTTCTGATTCCTTTATACTGGGTGTAAAGTCAGTAACCATAGCTTACTTAATTTTAATGTACTGAATAATATAACCTCTTACCTGCTTACCATCTATTCTTTTCCTAGCTTCCTTAATCTTAGCATAATCTTCAAAGTCCTTAATACTAGCCTTTCCTTTAATTCCTAATGTGCCATAAATATTATTCAAGCAATCTTTAATATCAGCAGAAGGAATAAATTCACCGATTCTAAATGCAGGAATAGTAAGCAATAACTTAGCAACCTTAGCTTCATTATCCATCTTTTCAGAGATACTAATAAGAAGTCTTTGAATATGTGAAGTATGATATTTAAGTTCCCTAATCTGTTCCATACCTAATAGTTCATAAGCATCTTTGATATAGCTATACTTCTTCTTCAATAAGGCTAATCTGTCACCATCTGTAAGACTGAATACCATACCTTCCTTTCTTTGCATTATAGAATCATATTCTTCTATAGCATCCTTAAAGGTAGTTCTGGCTGAATCATTCTTTAATAGCTTATCAGAAGTCTTATCTGTACTGCATCCTACAGCCATACCAGCCTTATTATATTCAGTGCTTAAATTAACCTGTAAACTGTATGTATGGTTAAGTACCTTGAAGTTATAAATATCCAGCTTCATCCTATTAGGATCAAATATAAATTCACCAGTATCTTCATCCTTCCAAATGTAATGATAGATGCTTTCTTTAGTTCCTTCCTTAATTTCCTTATCACTATTAACCTTAGTAATATATGATTTAGCTTTCTGTTCTTCTTCCAGAACAACCTGCTTATATTCTTCATAAGTAAGGTCTGTATTGTATCTGGTAGCTTTATAAAGATGTGTGATAGAATCTGCATACTGGGTATCTCTAATTCTACCTGCTATCTGTCTTACCTGTGTACTAATATCCATTAAGGTTTGCGCTTTACTACTTTCAGAGATAATATAAATTTTACCTTCTGTATCAAATAAATCACAGCCTTCAAAACAGGTGGAAGTATAGAAGTTTATCTTCTTCACAGGATCAGTAGTTTCACCATTGGTAACACCTTGACAAGTATGCTTATAGGTTTCATTATTCTTACTAAAGATGATTCTGGTATTCTCATTAGTAAGGTTACAGTTCTTAATCATAGTGGCTATAAATTCCACCGAGTTTACAAAGAAGTGAGCATTACCGAATACTTTACCTTCTAAGAAGTCATTGATAACTTTCTTCACTGTAGCACCTACATACTTACATTGTACCGCATTTACCTTTACTTCGGTCTTATCTTCCCAGTCTATCTTAAAGGTCGGAATATCCTTTAGTTCTTCCAGCATTAAATCATATTCAATAGGGGTAGCTGTTAAGAATGACCATTCTTTGAATTTAGTATATTCATCTAGTACAGTCCTTACAGCCTTGTTCCTAAATACATACTGAATAAATAACAGGTGTAGTTCATCTATTAGTAAGAAGAAGTTATAACCAGTAACACCAGCTACTTTAGCCAGACTATCATAAGTACACATAATCTTTTTAGCACCTTCCTTAGTATTTAGGTATTCTCTAATTTCGTATGTAGTAACACCTTCATAAACACCTAGTACATTAACCTTACCATCTGTATTATATTTCTGCATCTTATTCTTAATTAGTGATACAAAGGGAACACATATAATAGTATCTTTACCATCTTCTAAAGCTATAGATGTTCCACCGCATCCTACTTTACCTTTATCTATTAAATATCCTACTGGTAATCCATCCTCTTTGAATAATGGATATTCACCTAAATACTTGTACTCTTTAGTAATAATAATATTTGTCATAATTGCAAATTATTTGTTTAGTTATTCGGTTTAAAATCTGGAGTTTATAAGCATCTGGAGTTTGAATTATGGGTGTGACCATTTTTGGTATTCTTTCTATAGAAGATTGAGGTTTCATTACCAAAATTTGTCACACTTGAAATAAAATAATAAGCGTATCACTACGCTTACTATTCCTTGTTAAACTAACTCAAACTCACAAATTATGAATGAATAATTAACTTCAATACCTAAAATATGCTCAAAAGGTACTGTGGTATTAACTTTGCTATCTTATTTATGGCTATTAGTAGCGAGGCTGGGAATCGAACCCAGAGCATTAGGGAATGAGCCTAATATGCTACCATTGCACCACCTCACATATAAAATGAACTTTTAGAGTGTTTTCAAGAAGGGAAACTGGCTAACTAGATAACCAGTTCTCTAGGCAATAGAATTAGATCTATGTTTTAGTATGATAGTTTCTCTCATTTATTGTAATACAAAGATAAGAAGTATTCTTGATATATACAAATATTTAATAACATTTCTTAAATATTGTATTTATGTGGTTATAAGCATTGTATATTGAGGTCACAGCAAGGTAAGTGAGGGATGAAGCAAGGTGAAATATAACTTTTTATCGCTTCTATCTATCAGTCCCGCATCCAAGGCGGAATATACCGTGTTATGTTGTACTCCTATTTCGTGAACTATTCTATTCAGAGATAGGTCTACTATATTGGATGCTATTCTAGTCCAGCACTTGAATCGGATTAGGAAACCTATTACATTCCTATCTACATCTGTATCTAATAGGCTGCTATCTATGGTTACAAAGAACTTGGTAGGTTCTGTATAGCTATACTTATTACCGCATCCAGTTCTATCTATTGTTAGGTTGGCTACTTCTTCAAACTTCTTTAGATGGTTAAAGATGGTAGTTTCACTAACACCTGCTATTCTTACTATATCTTTAATAGTACTATCTGGATTATTAGCAATACTTACTAGTGCGCAGAAGTAAGTAAATGCTTCATTATTGGTTAATGCTTGTAATACAGGTATGCTTAATTTAATTTTCATAGTGATGTTCTTTAGCGTGGCACTCTTTACAAATAGATATAAGGTTATTAAAGTCAAATGCTTTGGCTAGCCTTTTAGTGCCAGTATAATTCATAAAGGAATCTATGTGGTGAATATCTTCTGCTGGTTTAATAATATCTTTGGCTAAACATAGTTCACATAATGGCTGTTGCATTAGCTTAGCTAGTCTTAATTCCTTCCATTTGGTAGACTGGTATATCTTCTGTCTTTCTTCCCTGTTAAATGTTCTGGAAGGTTGCTTATTCGGTTTCTTTAGATATGGCATATAGTTCTGCTGGTATTATGTATTCACCTTCTTCATTCTGTACCTCTAATGATGCTAATTTACTATTCATTGTATAGCTGGACTTCTTAGCATAGCATCTAATGGTATTGAATTGAAGTCTTAGTAGTTCTAATACAGATTCTTCTGTTACATCTTCCAGTCCTACTTCCATACATCTTATTACTGCTTTCTGCAGGAAATCTTCTACAGTCTGGGACATATAGATATTGTCTTTATAGTATGTGGTGTATTGCTTTACTAATTTAGGGTAATGTTTGCCTATTATATCAGCTATCTTAGAAGCATTCTTATGCAGAGGCTTATCTATTACAGTATTGTAATTGTATTGGTCATATTGTGGCTTCCAGTTAATTATCTTATCTGCTGTTTCTGTATCAATGTGAAATAGTGCCGCTGCTTTGTCTAGTCCGTAATCATAAACATACTGTAGAAGGACTGATTTAGGTGGTCTTATCATTTTTGAATTTAATGTATTGGTTAATAGTTTCTCTATTGTAATCGAAGAAGTCTTTTAGTATGGCTTCTATTAGTGTCGCTTTATCTGATTTGCTGTTAGTATGTTCATCTATAATATCAATATTTCTATTAAAGAAATCTGCTAATATCAATCTTAGTAGTTTAGACCTGTCTTTACCTAGTAATTGCTGTAGCTCTGTTAGCAGCAGGTCGGTATTCAAGTCTATTTTAGCTTTAATTTCTATTGGGTAATTACACCGTCTCTCCATAGTTTTACCTTTAATTGTATTACAAATTTACTAATACCTTAATAGACTTCCAAATAAATAATTCACATTCTTTAATAATTACATTGCAATGATTATAAGCCTATTAGAGCCATTGTATAGCTTTATAAATTATAAAAATTAAATAGACTATAATATGATTGATTACACTATTCCAAAGGACATTGAAAAGGATGCCAAGGATTATATGCAGAATGTACTGGAACAGCTAGATAGTACTGGTATGTTAGAGAATGTAGATAGTGCGGCTTTAACGATGCTGGCTAGAAACTATAGTATGTTCATTAAGGCATCCAAGCAGTTAGAAGATGAAGGTTTGACCGTTACCAGTGATAGAGGTAACATAGCACCGCACCCAGCTATTAAGATTGCTAAAGATGCACAAACACAAGCTATGAAAGTTATGCTGGAGTTCGGACTAACAGCTAAGGCTAGAACTAAATTGCCTAAAGTAGAGCAGGACGGATATAGCCCATTTGAGCAGTTTATAAAGGAAGGAAAGGAAGTTAGATAATGAATACCAAACTTTACTATGATTACTGTAGTAAGGTTCTTAATGGTGAAATAATAGCTGGTGAGACTATTAAGCTGGCTTGTAAGAGATTCCAGAATGACCTTAAAAGGGATGATTTGGAATTTAAAGAGGATAAGGTAGATAGAGCCATTCTATTTATCAGCACATTGAAACATTATACAGGTAAACATTCTGGTAAACCATTCACCTTAGAAGGATGGCAGCAGTTTATAATAGCTAATATAGTTGGATTCTACTGGAAGGGAACTACTACCAGAAGATATACTAGCAGCTATATAGAAGTAAGTAGAAAGCAGGGTAAGACAGCTTTAGCTGCTGCTTTATGCTTGTATTATTTAATAGCTGATGGTGAAGATGGTGCAGAAGTATTATTGGCTGCTAATAGCAAGGAACAGGCTAAAATTGCATTCGATATGTGTAGCAAGTTTAGTAAGGGACTGGATTCTAAAGGTAAGTATCTTACCGCTTATAGGGCTGATATTCTGTTTAACCTTACTAATTCCAAGTTGAAAGTATTGGCTGCTGATGATAGTAAGTTAGATGGTTTTAATGCCAGTTTTGGGTTGTTGGATGAATATCACGCCGCTAAGAATAGTAAGGTTAGGGATGTTATCAAGTCTAGTATGGGAATGAGAATGAACCCACATCTTTGTACTATTACTACCGCTGGATTTGACAAGACCTTACCCTGTTACCAATTAAGAACCGTAGCTATAGAGGTGCTGAACGGCTTAAAGATAGATGATGAAATGTTTATAGCTATCTATTCTTTAGATGCTGCTGATGATTGGGGAGATGAAAAGAACTGGGTTAAATGTGCGCCAAACTTAGATATTACAGTTACTTCCAAATACATTAGGGGACAGGTACAGCAAGCTATTAATAACCCTGCTGATGAAGTCGGAGTTAAAACTAAGACCTTAAATTTGTGGTGTGACAGTTCTAATGTATGGCTTCCAGAGGATTATATTATAAAATGCAGTAAAGAAGTTGACCTTAATAAGTTCGCTGGTATGGATTGCTATGTAGGTGTTGATTTGGCTGCTACTTCGGATTTAACTGCTGTAGCTTACTTAGTAGTACAGGATGGTACTTACTACTTTAAGACACATTACTATCTTCCAGAATCAGCATTAAAGGATAAGGCAGATAAGGAACTTTACAAATACTGGAAGCAGCAGGGTTATCTTACTGTTACCAGTGGTAATGTTACTGATTATGACTATATAACCGCTGATATGCTTAGGTATGCTGATGTAGTTAATATCCAGTCTGTAGGATATGACAAGTATAATGCTACACAATGGGCTATAGATTCTACAGAGCAGGGACTACCATTAGAAGAATATCCACAAACACTAGGTAACTTTAATATGCCTACTAGAGAACTGGAAAGGCTAATACTATCTGGTAAGGCAGTTATTGATAACAATGAAATAAATAGGTACTGCTTTAGAAATGTTACTTTGAAGTCTGATTATAATGGTAATGTTAAACCGAATAAGGCAGTAGACAAGAAGAAGATAGATGGAACTATAGCAATGATACAAGCATTAGGTATGTATTTGCGAAACCCTAGATTTAGCAATGAAATTATCACAATTTAATGGGACTTTTTACTAATTGGTTTAAAAAGAAAGAACCAGCGCAGGAAACCAGAGGGTTATTCTGTGATTCATTGATGTATAATATGAATGGTGGCTACACTACTAATAAGGCTATGCTTCTTAGTACTGTTTACAGATGCGTGGATGTTATTAGTGACGCAGTGGCACAATTACCATTAGAGCCATACTACATTAATGATTCTGGTTATAAGGAGAAATTTATTAAGCATCCTACCTATTATTTACTGAACAAAGAACCTAATCAGAAGATGAGTAGGTTTACTTTTATAAAGACTTTGATAGTAAGTACACTGCTTAAAGGCAATGGATATGCTTATATAGAAAGAGATGCTAAAGGAGATGCAATGGCACTTCATTATTTACAGCCAGATTATGTTACTATTACTGAACAGAAGGACGGAATTAGATATAATGTTGTAGGTATTAAAGGACTTGTAGAGCCTTGTAATATGATTCATATACTGAACTTTAGTTATAATGGTATTACAGGTATAAGCACTTTAGAGCACGCCAAACAGACTTTAGGACTGGCTACAGATTCAGAATCACACGCACAAGGATTCTTTAAAGGCGGTGCTAATTTGGCTGGAATCTTAAAGGTACAATCTACTTTAACTGGTAAGCAGAAGGTAGATTTAAAAACTAGCTGGCAGACAGCATTCAGCCCCACTACTGGTACACCTAATGGAGTGGCTGTATTAGAAGGAAATATGGACTTCCAGCCTATTACAGTGAATCCCGCTGATGCACAGCTATTAGAAACCAGACAGTTTAATGT